GTTCATGATGATATGCTAGTGCCTATGCACAGGAAAGTATAAGTGAAATTAACGACAGGGTTTCTTGAGAAGTATAAAGATGTACCACCCAAATGGGGGTATGATGCACTAGGATGGGTCATTTACCAGCGCACATACAGTCGCCCTCTCCCCGAGGGCGGTAATGAAGTTTGGTGGCAAACGGTTCAGCGAGTAGTAGAAGGCGTCTACGATATACAGCAGAAGCATAGTGAGCAGAACGGTCTACCATGGAACGCAATTAAAGCACAGCTATCAGCGCAGAAGATGTATGATCTAATCTTCAACTTCAAGTTCCTTCCTCCCGGTCGTGGACTATGGGCAATGGGAACAGAGCATGTAAAGAAGCGTGGATCGGCAGCACTGAATAACTGCGCATTCATATCCACCAGTAACATTAGAGAAGACTTTGCACATCCATTCTGTTGGTTAATGGATATGTCAATGCTCGGAGTAGGAGTTGGAAGTGACACAGCAGGAGCAGGAACAGTCACCATCAAAGAACCAAGAGTTATCGGAACACACGTTGTGGACGATTCTAGAGAAGGATGGGTTGAAAGTGTTCGTGTATTACTTAGCGCATACGGACATGGGTCATCCTTGCCAGCAACTTTTGATTACACACGGATTAGGGAAGCCGGGAAGTCTATTAATGGATTTGGCGGAATTGCGCCCGGACACAGACCATTACAAGACCTTCATGAATCTTTACAACAGTTGCTTTCCGCCGCCATCAATACTACAATTACCAGCACACTCATTGTGGATATACACAACCTTGTTGGTCGCGCTGTCGTATCAGGTGGCATACGAAGAACAGCAGAAATCATTCTTGGTGCCCATAATGACGCCGAATTTCTTTCTCTCAAAGACCCTTCTAAATACGCATCGGAACTACGGTCACACAGGTGGGCAAGTAACAATAGTATCATCGCAGAAACTGGAATTGATTACACCAGATATGTAGATCAAATACTTACTAATGGAGAACCTGGATTCTTTTGGCTGGACAACGCACAGCACTACAAGCGCATGGTTGATCCGCGTGGCGATTGGGATACATTTATCTGTGGGCAGAATCCATGTGGAGAGATTGGATTAGAATCCGGTGAGTTCTGTAACCTAGTAGAAGTTTATCCAGCACACCACGAGACACAAGAAGAGCTACTACAGACGATGAAGTGGGCATACTTGTATGCTAAATCAGTCGCACTTATGCCTACACACGATCCATACACGAATGCTATTGTTGGTAGAAATAGACGCCTTGGTGTATCTGTTACTGGAATCACTCAGGCGGTGACGAAGTTCGGCCTACGCAAATTCATGGGGATGCTAGATGTTGGGTATAATTATCTTCGTTACCTTGACACTCAGTATTCTAAGTGGTTATGCGTGCCTAATAGTATCAAGCTTACGACTGTTAAACCAAGCGGAACAGTCTCCCTTGTCGCCGGAGCAACGCCGGGAATTCATTTCCCTCACTCTGAGTATTACATTCGTCGTGTTCGTTTCGATCCTCATTCTGCTCTACTTCCTGTATTGCGTGACAATGGGTATCACATTGAAGAATCTGCTTACGCTGATAATACATATGTGGTAAACTTCCCAGTCAAAGAGAAACTATTTGACAGAGGCAAAGCACAGGTAGGCATGTGGGAGCAGTTCGAACTAGCTGCACAAATGCAACACTGGTGGGCAGACAATAGTGTGTCAGTTACGGTGACAGTAGATGACCAAGATGCAGAACACTTAGCACGGGCACTGAGTCTGTACGAGACACGATTAAAGTCTGTGTCGATCCTACCACTTAAAGAGCATGGTTACGTACAAGCACCATATGAAACAATAGACGCCACACAATATGCAGACATGCTACGCGGCATAAAACCAATTGAACACTTATCCCGCTCTGCACACGATGTAGATGAAGTTGGATGCACATCAGATAGCTGCTCAATTATATAACAGAAAGCCCTCCCCGAGTGATTCGGAGAGGGCATTTTTGTGTTTACTTTTTAACAGCATGCGCCAGTGTTTCATCTTTAGTTCTACTGCTCTGGCTAGAACCAAAGTAATAACCAAGTACAGTAGATACAGAGTTAACAAGACCACCGAGGATTAAGTTAAACACATCCTTGTTGCCATCGGGTATCAGATGTTTCGTGAGTACGAATAGTACACCACCAAACATAGCAAATGTACCTAGTGCTAATACCTTAGTTACCCAATCTTTAAGCGCAACTTCTCGATTCCTTGCACTATTACGGTCTTCTGCATCTATCCTCGCAAAGTCTACGTCTAGTTTTTTCATCTCTACTGCGAACGATTGATCTGCTGCTCTTAGTTTGATTAGGTCTTCTGGTGTTGCGTTTTGGACTGCTGTTGCTAGCATCTCTTCTGTTGTGTTCTCTTTGCCTGCAAGAAGTGTGCCTGCTAGGATGCGCATTGCTGTGCCGCCTATCGGGCCGCCTATTGCGCTAGCGAGAGTTGGTGCGACTGTTCTTAGAGTTGCTTTCCAGTTGAAGGCCACGATCTGTCTCCTGACGTTGCCGCATTGCTGCCACGTCCTTTTTGATTTCTGCTAGTTTATCATTGATCTCTACGTACTGTGCTTGCATAACTGCTATTTGAGTATCTTGCATTGCATTTTTTGCCATAGTATCACTACTAAAAGCAATTAGACTCCCAACGACTGATGCAAGTAATACCCATATAATAGCACGAGCTACGTATTTCCCATTAACTTCTTCCGGCTTCTCTATTCGCCCTGAATATGACATGTTCCTCCTTTAAAACAGGAGCAATGCGCTTTAGTTCCTCTGCCATTGCATCTAGTTCTTTACGCGCATCTTTAGCTTCAATAGAGTTAGCGCCGTAGTTAATGATTGCATTCCTATGTGCCTTCTTAGCTTTTTTAAAATTCTCTTTTGCTTGAATCAGATCTACATCAAGAGGTACATCACGCTTACGGGCTGTGTCCATTTCACGCATACCAGTAAGTTCTTCTGTTGCTCTTATTAGTCCTTCTTTTGGCCCATAGTCATATGCTGCTTTTCCCCCAATGACCACAGGACGAGTAATAGGTAGATACTTCATCATCTTATCCATCCCCGTAATCTTTCTACCATGCGCAGTAGTTATATCTGCTGCATCTGAGATCATACTCGGAATGACTGTTGCTGTGTTAGTAATATTAGTTATAGCCCGCTGACCAATCTCAGGGAAAACGTCTTCTCTCTTATCTCTTCCTTCTACTACACGAGATAGCCTCTCTACCATATTACCTAATCCTACCTGCTTCATAACGTCTTCTGATACAGAGAATCTTACATTGATGATTCGTGGCTTACCATTTGGTCCTTTCCATACTCTGCTAGGATCGTCTGGATCAGCAAGAATCACATGCATCATATCGCGTGAGTTATCACCAAGTGATTCTTCTACCTGTTTGAATTCTTCGTTATGTGTATTCCATTTGTATGTAGCGTACGGCAGTGCCATAAGCGTTGTTAGTGTACGCGCTCGTGAACCGGGCGTCTTAAGTAACTCCGCTACACGTCCTGATGATAAACCTACATACTGAATAAACGGTGACAACGCTCTAACGCTTGCAACCTTTGACGCCATCGGTCCATTAGGTCCGTATGTCAGTGTACTTTCCCGCCCGAGTCTCCCAAACTCATTTATGTTTCCTGTTCTCTCAAATGCTTCTACACCTGCTGCAATTCTAGGTGCGAGTTCTGCACCTTGACGGAATCTGTGTAGAACATCGAATAGAACAAATGGTTTGTTTAGATCTTCTGGTGGGATCAATCTGGCTAGTTCATCTGATACTCTTTGGTTCTGTACCTGATGGAACAATGTTGATTCAGCAATACCATGTTCTCCGACTAATTGGCGTAGATCATGATTCTGTCCACGCATTTTAATCGACGTAGGTTTTGCATCGAACGTCATTTGCATAGCTTTCATAAATGACTTTGGATATGCTTTAAGGACACCAAGTGGTTGTGCCTTTTCTCCCGGTAATCCAAGGCATGCAAGAAGTAGATCTGACTGTATGTTTAAGAACGTGTTTGCTGGATTGTAAATAGTCATCCAACGAGCCATACCACGTCCTACTCTTTGAGCTACATTTTCAATCGAATGCGTTGCTTTGCTTCCATTATAATACTTAAACGCATTGCCAAGTGATTCTGGTATAACATAGCTGCCCGGAGTAACTAACTTACTATAGCCTTCAATAGGAGACATGGCACGACCGAATGCATCAATGACTGAATCATCGGGTGACTTGATCTGGTACCCCATATGTCCTGCGCCGGGATTATACGAGATTAATCCTTTTGGTAACACATCCCCATGTTCAAACTGATCAGTGAAGTTA